TTCCAAGATTTAACAAACGCAAATAAATTCATAATAACTTCCTTTCTTTTCTAACTTATACTTTCCTTCTTTTATCTTTTTTCTGTACCATTCGGCTTTATTGCGTAGATATCCTCCCACTCTGATAATTTGTAAGTTTGGCAAATAAGGCAGATAAATAATATCAATCTTGCCTTCAGGTTTTTGTTTTTTCTGATCAAATTCATAATGAGTGAATACAGAATTTTCCTTAATAATAATTCCGTATTTCAAAGTTAAATAAGCCGTTAAACAGCACAGGGTTTCAATTTGTTTTTGTGTCAGAGGGTATTTTGTTTCTTTTTTGTTGGTGGTAAATCCTGCCATTCCGCAAGCAGATAAACCGATGCATCCTGTGTTACCGCCTCCGCAATGTGCCGCATAATTCCCGTCTTTACAGTTCAAATTATCTTCAGGTTTATATGTTCCCGGATAAATCCGACCTTCAGAATCGACTAAAAAATGATATGCTTTTAAATCGGTATCGCAGGGTTTATTAATTCCTGCTGTCCAATGCAGACAAATTTTGCTTAATGATGTCATATAAAACTCCTTTATTTATAACGAATGCAGACGTGAACGCCTTGTGAGGCAGGTTGAACGGTTGAAGATTTTCCGTAAATTTTAGAACATCGGGAAGCATCAAAACCTGCGTTATAATCTGCCTCTCCACTATTAGACAAAACCCCTCCGGCACTATGATAATAAAATGCACCTGAATATGTTGCACTTGTTTTACCTATTGCACCAACAACACCTGTAATATTAGGTAAACCTGCTTCCTTTTTTGTAACAGGGCTTGAGCTCGGTTGAAGAAAACGACCTGAAACATTGTAATCAGGTATTCTAAATTCTGTTGCTTGTTCAGAGCCTGTATTAAATTGTTTTCCGATTACAGAATAAAGCAGAGGGTAATCTTCAATTAAAAGAACATATCCGTCACAAGATAAAGTATTTTCGTGAGTATAATTTACAGGATAAACAACAAGAGAACCAACCTGATTGGGGGTTAATTTGTTAATATTGTAATTATTTTGATTAAGGGGGTTTGTTTTTAGATTTAATATTTCCATAATTTTACCTTATTTATATCTGATGCAGACATGCACAATTTGCGAGGGTGGTTGAACGGTTGAGGATTTTCCATATATAGAATTTGAATTTGATGCATTAAAATTGTATTGTTTATCTCCGTAAGAACGACCATTACCGGGATTAACAGCTCCTGTGTCCCCTCTGAATGTAAATGCTCCACCGGTTATACAAGCGGTATAATTATTGCCGCCTGTAAAATAACCCGAAATATTTGGGAGACCTGCTTCCACTTTATTTCCGACATTTGAACCGGGCTGTAAAAAATTCCCTGTTATGTTGTAATCAGGTATTCTAAATTCGGTTTCAGATTCCGAGCCGGTATTAAATTTTTTGCCAATTACCGAATAAAGAAGAGGATAATCCTCAATTAAAAGAACATACCCATCACAAGACAGAGTATTTTCATGCGTATAATCTACAGGATAAACGACAAGAGAACCGATTTGATCGGGAGTTAATTTGTTGATATTGTAATTATTCTGATTAAGAGGATTTGTCTTTAGATTTATTTTTTTCATAATTCGACCTTATTTGTACTTGATGCATACATGGACAATTTGAGAAGGAGGTTGAACAGTAGAGGATTTTCCGTATATTGCGTTGCTTGCGGATGCTTTGCTTGTGGTTAAAGTTTTTTGATGACCATAATCAGGGTTTCCTCTGCCCTCTTCGGCTACACCCGAACTGTCCCAATTAAAGGCTGATACAGTGTGGGTATGGTCAGGTATTCCTGCGGCAATTTGAGTCCCGACATCTGTTCCCGGTTGAAGAAAACGCTTTGTTATGTTGTAATCGGGGATTCTGAATGTCCCTGCGGCATCATCTGATTTTTTGAATTTCGTACCAACTACTGCGTACAAATCAGGGTAGTCGACAATAGCCAATAAATATCCTTCACAGGATAAGCAATCATCAGGTGTATATTTTGTCGGAAATGTATATAAAGCTCCGATTTTTCCTTTTGTTTGCATATTCTTGGAGTATCCGTTTTGATTTAATTGATTTGTAGTTAAGTTTCTTATTTCCATTTTGTCTACCTGTATTTGATGCAAAGGTGTATTATTTGAGATGGTGGTTGAACTGTTGAAGATGCTCCATAAATTCCTGAACAGCGGGATGCATTAAAATCAAATCCGCCTAAATTAGCACCACGCCCACTTGCGTGATAAAAGAAGTTGCCTCCCCAATTGTGATTAACAATTGCACCGCTTTCTCCAACGGCGGCAGGTTCAATACCAACATTATGGTATTCTCCCCAAATATTGGGAAGTCCTGCATTTATTTGGTTTCCGACACTTGTTCCCGGTTGTAAAAATCTTCCTGTAATATTGTAATCAGGAATTCTGAAAGTACCTTCAGGATCATTAACTTGGTTAAAATATGTGCCGAGTAATTTATATAAATCTTTGTAATCAACAATTAAAAGCGAATATCCGTCACAAGATAAGCAATCATCAGGAGTATGATTAATTGGAAATGCAAATAATGCACCTATTTTCCCTTTGGTTTGCATATTTTTGGAATATCCGTTCTGATTTAATTGATTAGAAAAAAGATTTAATATTTCCATAAATTTGCCTATTTGTACTTAATGCAGATATGAACTGTTTGAGACGGCGGTTGAACAGTGTTTGAATTGCCATAAATTCCATTTGATAAACTTGCATTGAAAGTTTTAAGATAAAAGGAATCATTGTTGACGTTATTCCAATAAGCCTGTCCAACCGAGTGATAAGATGAGGTAAAACATCCCGATGAATGAACAGAGCGGCAGGTAAAATCACCTGTAATATTCGGCAATCCTGCATTGATTTGAATTCCGACATTTGAATTTGGTTGTAAAAATCTGCCCGTTATATTGTAGTCAGGGATTCTAAATTCATCGTCAGCTTCGCCACCTGTATTAAAATATGTACCAATTACAGAATGAAGTTTTTTATAATCAATAATTTTCAAGACATAACCATCGCATGCAAGACAGTCATCGGGTACTATATTTACAGGTGCTATATAGAGAAACCCGATTTTATTTCTCGTTAATTTATTGAAGTGGTAATCGTTTTGATTTACTTCATTAGTAATTAGGTTAGATATTTTCATATATTTTCCTATTTGTATTTAATACAGATATGAACTGTTTGTGAGTCAGGCTGAACGGTGTTTGAATTTCCGTAGATTGAAGATGAACGGGATGCATCAAATGTCCAATGGTAAACATTTGTTGCTCCATTGTTTGCATCACCTGCTCGACCTTCATAAACACAAGTAAAAGCACCATATCCAAAACTATCATTTGTTATAGTTTGTGCCTTACCAAACTCTCCTGTAATATTTGGTAATCCTGAATTTATCTGAATTCCCACAATACTGTTTGGTTGTAAAAATCTGCCAGTTATGTTGTAATCAGGGACTCTGAATGTATCTTCGGGATCATTTAATTGATTAAATTGTTTTCCTATAACTTTGAATAAGTCCTCATAATCAATAATTAGAAGAGAATATCCGTCACAAGATAAACAATCATCAGGGGTATAATTGGTAGGATAAATAAGTAAAGTACCAATTCTTTCTTTTGTCAGAATGTTTTTGTGATAGCCATTTTGATTTACGGTTGGAGTTTTTAACTTTTCAATTTTCAATATTCGTTCCTTATAAATTTTTAAGTTCCTCTCTTAAAACTGCGACTTGGTTATTGTAGTAATCAAGCCAAGTTTCACCTGTTATTTCATCTTTAACAGACGGTTCACAGATAGCACGAATTCTCTTTGAATCAAGTTCCAAAAGTTCAGATTCAATTTCGGCTTTTCGTTTCTTTACTTCTTTATCGTGGAGGAATTGCCTGTATTCTTCTGTACCTGAAATATCTACAAGCTGATTATTAACTTGTTTATATTTTTCAGGAAAGTGAAGAATATCGTTTGCGATTTCTTCCGTTACTTTTTGGAATCCTGATTTAACAGATCCGATATAATCAATTTTTGAAACCTCACGAGTCTCAATATTGATTTGAGTTTGACCTCTGAAGTCTGATTCAATTTCCCAATCTTCGCCATTCCAAATTGCGACTTCATTGTCATTTGTGATTGGCGGTTCTTTAAATGTAGCCATAGCAGGTAATAAATACTCCGATTGTCTGCGTGGGTTTTTTAATGCCGGATATTTACCGACAAACGTATTTCCCTCTGCGTTGTAACTGTAATAAAATTTTGTTTCCATTTTTCGCTCCTTTTAATTATTAGTTTTCGCCTCCCTCAAGAGAGAAGACACCTACGGGGACAAGATTTGTTTCTTGCCATATATTTAACAAATAGATATAGCTTGCCAACGGCTCAAGCACCTTAAACCAAATATCATTAGCCTGTTGATTATCAGGCTCAATCATTTGAGTAAAAATTGTGTTTGATAACGCCACAAGCGTATATCCGTCATCCTCATCCACCACAAACAAATTGAAGTTTCTTGTTTGACCTGCTTCAGGACACAAGTCGACCACATCCAAAACCAAGTCCTCTTCAACTTCGTGAGTTTTACTTTGTGCTGTTGTATAAGTAAATGGTGCATGAGCAGTTATATAAATATGTGTTGTTACATGTCCGTCATAAGTATAAGTTTCATCCTCACTTATACATATTTTTGTAAGATTCAGGTATGTTACAACACCGATTAAATTTGTATAATTTGCATCAGAAAAACATTGAACCCCGACTGCGAGAGTGCTTTGAATATAAAAATCACCAATATTGGTCGCAGAATAATGATTAGGATTGTTTTCATCTTCCGTTAAGGTTTCAATATTACCGAATGCAATATAATTTGTTGAAGTATTAACCGCAACAATAGTGCCTTTTGGGATTGTAAGTTCCGTATCGGCATAAACAATTCCGTCTTTTTCAAACTGGTAATTGAGTGCGGTATAAAAAACGCCAAGACCTGTGGCTGTATATTTTTCAACTTTGTCTGTTTCACAGGATAATAAATTCGGATTTTCCTTTGCATCTAACCGGCATGAGTTCAGACAAAACGGTGTTAATATGCTTTTTGTATCAATTTTAGGTAAGAATGGAAGAGGAATTTTATTATTAGCATCAAGTGGTGCATAACCTAAAGGCTGACCTTTTTCTTCTAATTTTTGATACTCATTTTCAATATCAGTTAAGGTTTCAGTCAATTCGTCTTTTGTAACCAATTGAATATTCGGATTAACAACAAGCTCAGCAAGTTCTGAATTTGAAAGTTCAAGTTCAATTCTTATAGTCAATTGTTTAACCGTTCCACTTTCAGGATCTTGTTTTGTTGTTTCAGGGAATTTTGTTATTACAAGTAAATTGTTATCCGAGTCAAAAACACCTGCTTCTCTTACCGTAAATCCTCCAACGTTCGCAGGTACGGTTGTTACACAATAAAATTTATTATCTGACCACTCGCATCTTTCAATTAAACCTCTCCACACTTCATTACGCAGAGCGGTTTGATTTGTTTGAGGTGTATAATAATTGCCGTTACTATCGCCAAGTGCGATTTCATAAACATCAAACGGAACACCGTCTCTTATACTTTCTAATTGTTTTGTTGCACCAATATCGGTGACTAATGAATAAAATTCGTTACTCATTTATGTGCCTCTTGAATTTACTGTTATTGTTTCTTCTTCGACTAATGCAGAATATGCATACATTTTAGATTTGGATGACAGATGGAACTGTATTTCCTCAAGCCAAGACCTTTCATTTTTATATTCATTTATCAGAGCAATTAATTTATTTTCGGTTTCTTCATTAATTGATCTGTTAAAAATCTGTAAAATTACTTTGAAATAATAAGGTTGTCCGCCATAGTTAAACCACTCTTCAACATTTCCGACAATGTTTAATGTTTTGAATATCTCTTCAATAGCGAATTTTGTACCTTTATAACGGTGCATTTTTATTGACGATTTGATTAGGTTTCTTTTTTCAGTATCACTTAATGCCTGAATCCAACCTTCGTTTCCTGTAATGTGATATTGTTCAGCCAAATGTGCAGAGCATCAGAGGGAACATTGTCGATTATAGAGATTAAAATACATTCCAAATCTAAATCTTTGAATCGTTCCTCACAAATCTCATCAAAAATCTTTAAATTAATATCGTTTATTTGTGCTAATCCATTATTCATTTGCATAACCTCCGACCGTTATTTCAAAATCAGTTAAATTTGCCCATTCGTTTTCCTGAAGTTCTATGTCATCAGGCACATCAATTACGACTTTAAATACTCCGTAAACGCTGTTTAAAATAGAAATAATCTGCGTTTTAATAACACTTTTCCCGAGTTTTGCAGAAAGTTGATTTTTATATTCTGCCAACTTTGCGTTTATCGTTGTCAAAACACTCGTTTCATCTGCATCTTTGTATAAATAAATTGTTGCCCTGATATTAAAATCGTGTTTTACAGGGGATAAAACTTGGACATAATCTGTTAAAGGTCTTATTTTATCGTCAGATAAATAATTTAATACAATTTCCAAAACATCCTGTGTTGGGTTTCCATCTTCAGTTAAAGGATAAATATTAACCACGCCCGGAGACGGAGAAGTTATTGCAACATCTATTATTGATTGATGTGCTGTCAATGTGTGATAACGATATGCACCACGACTTCCTGCATTTGAGAATTTTTCAGGAGCCTGTCTTATTCTGTCCCTTAAATTATCGGCTTCCTCATCATCCGCACCGCCCGATGAAATCGTTGTGTTTTCAACTTTTGAGATATAACTCAAAGGTGTAATTAAATTGTTTATTGAGCCGATAATATAATTATTTGATGCCGCACCTGTGCTTTCACAAGTTGCTTTTACAGAGGCATTTAAATCCCCTGCGTTTATAATTACATCTTGATCCGTCTGAAAAACAAATAATCCGTCTTTTGTTTCCACTTCAGTTCCCTGCGGAATTGTGAAATCAAAATCAAGTGCATTATCAAGACTGAATTTTAATGTAGTTTTTGATGAACTTGCAAGTAATTGTTCAACGCCTAAAGGTTCACCGATGTGTTTAAGGACATCAAGCGGTGCATAACTTAACAGATTTTTCTTTGCGGTTTCTTGAATTTCCATCCTCAAAACCGTTTCACGATAAGCACCGACATCTATCATTAATCGTTCAATTTGTGCCGGTTGTAAAACTTTGCCCGATTTTTCCTCAAATTTCTCAATCCATTCTTTTGTTATGGTATCGGGATCTCTGTCAATAAAATTAGGTTCAGGAAGTTGTGTCATAATGTCACCTCCGCAGTTCCCGATGTTTTACCGCTCGCCAATGTCCATTCAACTTTTATAAGAATGGTTGAGCCGTTAATTTCAACTTCGGTTTTATTTATTTTTACTCTCGTTTCCCATAGATTTATTGCATCAATTGTTTCCCGGATAATATTTGCTTTCGCCGTATTGACGGGATAATCAACATATTTCATAATGTCCGATCCAAAAGTAGGTCTGTGAGGATCAGAGCCTTTTTGAGTTTGTAATATTATTGCGATGCATTGGTTTATATCCTCAATTCCCTCAGCGACACCGCCGATTCCGTTGAGTTTACATTGCCAATCTACATAATTTATTTCATTTAAATTCGTCATTGCATTACCTTATTTGGTGCGGAAGTTGGACTTCCTTGATTTCCTACATGAGTGTGCGGATTATAAATATCTCTCATTGCTTGCATTGTTGAAGTTGCATCGGCAACATCTGCTTGAGAGGTGATTCCGTTTGTATTTGCAAGTGTTCCGTCTTGCGTAATGTTTCCGACTATATTTATGTTGGGGAATGTAATTGTAAGGGTTTGAGTTTCCTTATCCACATTTATAAAAGTGCCATCTTCAAAGTTGGCGGCAAATTCTTTTTCGCTTTGATTTATAGGTGTGTCTTCTACGGTATAAATAGCTCCGAGAATTACGCCCTCTTCTGAATTTTCATCCATAAGACACGCAACTTGTTCGCCTACGGCCGGCATTGAATAAAACTTATCTTTGAAGGTTTTTGTTTGCAGGACTGCGAGCCAATAGGAATTCATTCCGTCTTCAGCAAATTGGACTCTCGCTCTTGCGGTCATAGGATTTATCGAGGTTATAGTTCCAAACCTTAACACGATTTCACCTCCAAACTTGTTGCGTAACCTGAAGTTTTATCGATTATGTGATGAGCTTCTGTGATGTGATATTTCCCTGAAAAATATCCAAGATCTTTAAACTCCACATTTAATCCTGCGACAAGATAAGGATTTCCCGGCATCGCAACAGAACCTTCAATGGTGTAATTACCTTTCGCAAGTGCCGCCTTTGCCTGTAATAATGCTTGTTGTTTATTTTCTGCTCTTACTGAAATTTTAAGGGTATCACCTTTTACGCAATTCGGATTTTTAGCGGTCGCAGTTACATCTTTGCCTGTTTTCGGATTTCTATATGCAACTGAAACCGATTTATATGCGTGGCTTGTTTTTTCTCGTAGGTTTATTGATGATAATTCTGACTTATATAAAATCTTGGCAGAATCAGCATATATAAGTTTTTCAGACTTGTAAAACACAAGTTTGTTTTCAGCAATTTTAAATACATATCCGTATTGCTCAGAGAGTCGTTTCAGGAATGTTAAATCTCTTTCGTGGTTTTGAGTTATGCGTTCAACTTTTACATCTTCAATTTCACCAACAAGAGTCAGTTCGTGTTTTTTTGCAATTTCATTTGCGATTTGTTTCAGGGTTTTATTTTCATATCCGACAGAGTTTTCCTGACGGAATGCTTTTTTAATTCCTGTCGCAAGTGCTTTTACCATTAATGTATCAGGAGGTGTATTGTATTCGATTTCATCAATTTCAAAGATTCCGCAGTTTAATAATTTTTCCCCTGCATAACCAATATACAAACGCAATGCATCACCTTTACTTGGAATCCAAGCACCGTTCCATAAACCTTCAGCATCTTCAAACGTGATTGTAATTTCATCACTTTGTCCTTGCTCGAAGTCGGAATATTCAATCGTGACAACATAGTCCGAAACATCTTCGGTGATATTTTTGTGGTTATATTCTAATTTAAAAATTGGTGTAAGCATTTATTTTTTCCAAGGGGGTAATATAAACTTAATTGTTTCCGAGTCATCCAAAACGGGAATTCTTAATTGGATGCCTGATTCTAAAATTGGGGTGATAGGTACTTCGGGGTTTGCTTTTATAATTGGCTCGTATTTTAAGGGATTTTTATAAAATTTATTTGCGATCAAATCCCATCTGTCGTTGTCTTTTGTAATGTAGGTGTAATATTCCGTCATTGCTTTTTCTTTAATCCCTGTTGTTCTTCCTCATCTTCAGGTATTTTTCCTGCGTATTCTTTTAATTGAAGTTCAACCTGAATCGCAATTAAATCACCTTCAGGACTTGTCTGTTCCGTTGTCTTTTGAATTTGAGAAATAACGAACGCTCCCAAATATTCGCCATTTCCTTTTATAAATTTGAGAGGTTTTCCAAGTTTTGCTTCCTCTCTAATTTTCAAAATTTCTTCTTCCGGCACGCAAAAATTTGAATGTAAATTCAATTTAATTGTGAATTCCTGCAAATTCTCACCCAAGAATTGAAGAAGTGTTTTATTGTTTATCCGCTCGTGTTCTGCGTAATTATAGGTGATGGTGTCGTTTATTCCATCAAAGTAGGTTATTAAATCAAACTGTATATCTCCTAACTGTGCAAACATCAGTAAGCTAACCTCTCTTTCCGTTCAAATTCTCTTTTCAAAATCGCAACAACTTCATCTTTGTGTTGTTTGAGTAGTTTTGAAAATTCATCCTTTGATGCTCCGGCCGGCATTGATATTGTCGGAGAATAATGAACAATAAATGACGAACCGCCACCAATTCCGACTCTTCCAATGTTTCCTTTTATACCGCCGATCATAAGTCCTAAATTCTTATTCATAGCATTCACGAGCGGTTGAGGTTTCATAGTTGAAACAATGGTTTCAATAATTTTTACTTTATTTAAGTCCTTTAAAGCACCAGTCTTTGCCGGAGAATGTGGGAGGTGATCACGAATAATTTGTGCGTGTTTTCCAATTGCCTCTTTGGTTTTTCCGAGTTTAGAAAGAATTCCGTTTGCAAGCATATCGCCGATTTTTTTACCAAACTCAAATACCTTTGTTATGAGTTCAACTATTTTTAAGATAATATTTGCAATGGCTTTTCCGACTTTTACCCCCATTGCTTCGGCTTTTCCACCCGTATCTTCCACAGGCTTGATGAGTTTTTTGAACCAATCAATAAGTGCTTTAATCGGTTTTAATAAAGGACTTATTGCTTCGCCTATTCTTTTAAATAAAGGCATCAAAGGTTGCATTCCTTCTTTTAATCCTGCCCACAAACCTCTGAAAAATGCCGTTATAGGTTTCCAATACTTGTAAATAACAAATACAACAGCACCAATTGCAAGTGCTATCCAACCGATCGGTGAAGTTAATAATGTGATTGAAAAGGCTCTAAAAGAGACTATGGCTTTACTAATCAATCCCGGTATTCCTAAAAATGCATTCTTTAATCCTGTTAATCCTGCCATTATTCTTGATGGCAGAGCTTGAATTGAAGTTACTGCCCAAGTTTTTAGTGCAACTGTTGATCTTGTAATATTTGTCGGAAGCTCTCTGAAACTTTTTACAATTCCTTCTTTTAAGTTTTTATCTATACGGCGAATGTCTGCCATTAAGCCGTTTCCGAGAGAAAAGTTTTTCATATCTAATCCGAGAGGGTTTCCGGCTTGCATAATTTTTCTTCCAAAAGTAAGGTTATGAGCTGTTGTGTTTAATCCTAAAAACTCAAGTAATTTAATTGAATTCTGAACTAAAACAGGAGTTAAATCTCTTGCATAACTTAAGAATGAACCATAACCTTTGACGAGTTTTCCGACAAGCATCGTGGCTGTTCCAAGAGTTGTAAGAACTAATCCGATTCCAATTGTGCCAATTATCGCAGAGAAGATTCCTTTTTGGAGGATCGGGTGTTTATTTATCTTTGTCAATAATTCGTTTATCTTTTCAATCGGCTTATGCAAATGAGGGAACACTAACTCTTTCATATTGATTTTTAAGAGTTTGAACTGCTCTGATGTGGTTTCCATCATGTGGTTAAAGTCCTCATCCATAATTCCATCCGCACCAAGAGCCGATGCTTTAATTCTTCGATATTCATCAAGGTTTTGCATCATAGGTTTTAAGAAGTTTAAGTCAGTTTTATTCCTGAATATTTCCGAAACGGCGAATACATCACCGCCGGTTAATTGGTTGATTAAAACGACCATCTCTTCAATCGGATCTTTATTCTCGGCAATTACTTTGTTTAAGAACTTCGGCAAATCAACACCATATAATTCCTCAAATCTTCTAACTGCCATTGGGGAAGTTATTGATTGTAAGAAACTTTCAAAATTTGTTGCCGCTTCGGGAGCAGATCCTGCACCTTTCATTGCAACTTGAAGTGCCGCACCTAATTGAGCAACTGCCGGCACACCTTTCATACCAAGCATACTCGCTCCTGCTGTTAAACTTGGGAATGCGGCAGACATATCTTTTAATTCAAATCTGCCCTCTTTTCCTGCTTGAGCAAGAATATCCATCGTTTTTGCCAAGTCATTTACATTAACCTTTAAGTTATCCGTAACAGAGAATGCTGTTTTTGAAATGTCTACAATCTCAGCTTGTGCCGCCGTTGCGGTTCTACCAATTACATTCATATAATCAAGTGCCGCAGTCGGATCAATACCTGATGCAACAAGAACATTCAAACCCTCTGCAATTTCACCACGCATTTGGTTTGTATATCTTGAAATAGAACCGAGCCTTTCATCCATTTCTTTTAACTGTTCCCCGGATAATTGACCTACGTTCCCCAATTCTCTTAATTGATGTTCCAATGCAATTGCTTCGGGGATCGCATCTGTTATTCCGAGTTTATATGCAAGACCAGTTCCAACCGCAGTCATTCCTGCACCAACTTTTGCCATACTCTGACCGAGTTTATCCATACGTTCAGAGGTTTGATTTATTTTCCTTTGAAGTTTATCAAACTCCGATTCAGATTTTGAAACCGCATCACGAATAACCCTCGACATTTTGTCGATGGCAACGAGAGTTAATGATACTTTCATCATAGTGTCGAGCATTGTTCCTCTAACTCCGTATTTTGATTATTCGTGTACTTAATGGCTTGTTTGCACCAATATGCGATTTGAGGGATGGACATTTTTCCGATTTCTGAATATTGCCATCCTGTGATTTTGCACAAATGAATTATTGATTGAGAATCAGGCAATACATCTATGCAATAATCTGTTCTATTTCTTTCTGTGTAGGTTTTGTTGTTTCCGTTACTTCTGTGGCTTTCGCCTCTGTGAACTTCCCCGATATTTCTGCCTGAAGTGCGATTACATCTTCCAAATCTAATTCCAAGATATCTTCATAAACTAACTTCTGACCGTCTATTTCGGCAAGTTCGGCAATAAGTGCGTAGGGAATCTCTTCAGATGTCTTTGCTTTCTGTTGAGCCTGCAAAAGGTCAAAACCTCTTCCTTTTTTCAATGTTGCAACTTTTCCTGATGGTAATGTGAGTTTTTTTGTCATAATTTTTTGTCTCCTCTTAAAATTTAGTATTCAAGTTTAGTTTTTATGTTGTTCAAAAAGTGTTCAACAGGCTCGTAATTAAATTTTTATGGTCGGGGGAATATAAAGTTACCATGTTGATATTTTTAAGAGCCTCTAAAACGATTCTATGAGTTTTAATGTTTCATATCTTTTTCGAGTTGTGATATCAATAGGTGTGTAAGGTGTGCCACAGGCAATTAAAGCCAATGCTAATGCCCAAAATCTGTCGGCGTGACCGTTTACTTCGGAGGTCTCTGCATCAAAACGAATGTTGCCGGCTTTGGTAGTAATCTTTTGAATTGAGTGCAAATCTTCTCGGATATCGTGTTCGGCAGGGATGACAACTTGCTTATCTTCAAAGTTTGTACGGAGATTATATGCCATTTCCTCTTTTGATTTATTTGTAAACATAACCGCTTCCACACGATATTGCCCAAAATCTCTGACTGCTTGCTCTGCTAATTGCATACCGATTCCCGTACTATCTATGCAA